ATGTTACCGAAGTAAGAGGGATTGTAAACTCACGTACACCGTCTTTTGGTAGGTGTAGCCGCATAAGTATTGACTCACCGACTTCGGGGTCGCTGATACGCCGTACTACATATAGGTCATTATGGTAAACTGGTATCTCATCCACCGTACCGTCCGGCAACGTTTTACGTACGTACACACCGCCATTTGCTCCACGAAAGTACGGAGTCGGGTACGTTGGTATAGTGTAAGTCTTTAGGGGGTTGTTAGGTAAGGTAGCCGAAGTAGCCTCTACAACAACCTCTTCTTCCTCTGTCGCCTCGCGTATCTTCTGCCCCAACACAATCGGTGATTTTATTCTCCCCCAGTGTTGGCACCCAGTACATACACCCGGCGCATACTCGTCAAACCTAGCGCAACGGTACGGCCCCTTTATGGAATCGAGTTTCTTTACAGTCTCAATCGGAGTGTACTGCGGGTGGTTCTTCGACATAAGGTGCGCTGCTTTATCACCGTCTTCGCAGAACTTTGCGATAGATAGCCCCGCTCTCCATAGTGGCTCCGGCACCTCTGCTTGTTTCTTCATGATCGTAGCAAGCTGAGCGCACCCCGCACCACGACGTGTTTTAGTTAGTATGTCTAGGAATGTATTGGTCTTATTACCTATGAGCGCATCCATAACCGCGTTCGCCCCGGCGGGGACATACTTTCTAGGTGGTGGCATCATGTCCATGCCAAGAGTATTCGAAAACACCTCAAGGCTAATCGCATCGGGTACATTCATACCGATCTGCTTTACCAAAAGAGGTGGACTATCTTTGTGGTTATGTGTGTCGGGGACGCGAAGCACACGGGCGGCGTCGGATGTTACGGCTGGATCTGCTAACAAGTTATGTGTAACGCATAAAGCCTTGAGCTTCTCCGCCACAGGTAGCCAGTCGTCGTAACTTATCGGCTCATCAAGAAACCAATAAGCGTGAACCCCCCGACCGGAATCCATAATAAAAGGCTTCGGCAGCTTGGTGGCCGTGCAGAACATACGTAGGGCGTCTAGCGCCTCACTTTGATTTAGATAATCCTTGCTTGGTCCGCAATCGAGATCAAGGAAGAACGACTTAAGTTCTTTTACGTTGACTACCTTACGAGAGTCATCCTCTTCGAAAGTAGCGAGTGCGAAATATGCGTCAAAACCATCAGCGTCTAGCTTTTGTGCCGCATCTATAACGGCGCTTACCGAGGTATAGAACTTCTGTGTCCGCTTATTCTCTATGCTTTTTGCAGCGAATACACAGTAGTACCCGTTCTCCGATAGCGCCTTCTCCAAGAATACTCTTGGTTCCATTATTATCTCCCGAGAAGGTGCCGCGACCGAATACCCAACGAAACGGTCGCGGCTGTGCTACAGTAAAAACTTAGTCGTCCCAAGCGTCCACTATAGCATCTAACTCGGGGTCTTCACCATCGGAGGCGTCGTCCGACTTCTTAGCCACCTTTTTAGGTTCTTCTGGCTCGTCGCCCTCATCCACTTCAACCTTGGCCTTCTTAGCCTTCTTTGGTTTTGTTAGTGCAGCACTAACATCCCCCCCTTCCTTGGGCTTAGCCACCGAGAAAGTGATAGCCCGTTTCGTGTCGGGGTGCTCCAGAAGTGAAGCAACTTGCTGTAACTCAGCCTCCTCCAAAGGACGAACCGGTTTGAAGAATAGCTTCGGAACATCACTGTCATCGTCAAAATACATCTCCGTGACAACTGCAATCGGTGGAGTATTATGCTCGTTAAGGAACCGTGCGTAGGCTTGCATCGGCATCTTTCCGTCATCACCCCTACCAAATACACTCGTTGCTGGAAGCTGCATCTGATAGACCTTATCTAGTTGGCCTTCTAGTGCCACGGCAAGACGCTGCTGAAACCGGCAAGCACGGCTTTCACCCTGTCCAGACCCCTTAATATTCATGGGGCAATCCATGCAGCGGGGGGCCATACGTTGATCCTCCGGCACGTCAGGCGACGGTACGTTGGTATCTGCTGACCAGCAATGCGGGGCAGATGGGTTATCAGGGCTGTATGTGCCTTCGTAGTAAGTACGCGATAGTGGCGCTGCGTTGACGATGACAATATTCATACTGTCAGACTTGCTAACACGCATCTCTTCGCTACCAACAAGTTCACGGAACCGTTTACCGCGAACGCTTATACGGCGGACACCCCCACCAGAACTTCCTAGTAGGTTGTTGCCAGCACTCTGCAATGACTTGAACAAGTCGCTAGATACGAGAGAGTTACCCTCAAAAATAGATAGTTCAGACATGTTTTTGTTCTCCTAAATGTCTTTGTCTAAGTTGTTATCAGTTGTAGTGTCGCTCTCTACGTTGTCGGCTTCCACGTAGGGAACTTCTCCCCCGGCTTCTTCCGGCCCACGTAGAGCCTTAATTACTGCATCTACATTGAAGCGGTAGGTAGTCCCCACCTTGATGTAGGTACTTGGCGGAATTTCCCCCTTCCGCACCCAACCACGTACTGTGGCTGGCGACACGTGCAAACACTTTGCAACGTCGTCAATGGGGACGTATTCATCACTCATTTGTTTTTCCTTATGGATAGTGTGTACTCAGACTGCACGTTAAGACCCGGTGGGAGTAGTTCCGGGTTCTCTTCTAAGAACTCCTTAACAGCAGTCTGGTTGAGACGTTTCTCAAGGAACTCTGGTGCTTCATGCTCAAGGATAAACTTGTGCATCGACTCCCAATCGCTAGTCCAGTAGCGGCGCTTCTGACTCCGGTAAAACATACCGGCATCAGTTCCGACACTGTTTATATCGTTATCTTTGAGGTACTCAAGGAGTGCAGCTTTTATCTTATCCTGCTGCTCTTTAAGCCCATCATCCTTCTTCTTAAACTCAGAGGAAAGGTCGGTACGTTTCGAACGTATCTTTATGTACGTCTCAGTTAGCTTGTTTAGAGTGTTCTCTTCCACCTCATAGTTCTCCGTTTTGTTGTGGATTACGGAAGATAGTTGAGTATGGGTGGTTAGTCAAGCAATTCGTTGTATAAATCTATAACTTTTGAATGAACGTCTATTCTGTCATCCAATAACCTATAAACGTGTTGTTCTACAGGAGAGCCATGAAGCTGGATCACAGTGCATTTGTTCTTCTGCCCCGAGCGGTGTACTCGGGCGTTGGCTTGAGAGTAGGTTTCCAAGGAACTCGTCGGTGCCCACCAGACAACTGTATCCGCCGCTGTTAACGTAACACCATGCGCTGCGGCAGCGGGTTGGATAACCAGAACCTTTGGGTCATCCTGTTCTTGAAACCGCTTAAAAATGTCAGTGCGTTTAGTGGCAGTTACACTGCCTTGGATTATCTCGTTGGTGATGCCATCTGACGCCAACTTCTCCGATAGTATACCTATGGCATGGCGGAAGGGGACAAACACAAGCACCTTGCTGCTGGCTTCTTGTATGGCTTCCATAAGAACTTTGTACCGGTTCTTAATGTCGAACTCCAAAGCATCACCGTGATCGGTGTATACCGCACCAGCCGATATCTGTAGCAGTTTATTCATGTTGACGGCTGCATTGACGGCGGTAACTTCCTCACCAGCCGCTTGCATAACCATCTGGTCCTTGAGTTGTTTGTAGTACTTGCGTTGCTGCGGAGTCAGTTCGACCTTTCTCTTGGTGTACACCATAGGTGGCAGGTCTAAGCACTCGTCCTTCGTAAATCGAATAGCTGGCCGTAACGCATTGAACACCGTCTCTGTGGCACTATCTTTGACGGCCCATTTGAACCGAGTGACCTTGTACATAACTTGATCGCGGAAAGAACCAAAGAAACGTGGAACGCCGCGTGGGTTGACGAGTTTAGCTAGACCGTACGCATCAAGGGGACTTTGCGCTGCCGGTGTACCGGTCATCATCCAAAGCCAAGTGTTGTCGCCCACTAACTTGTTGAGCGCCTTCCATCGTTTAGTCTGCGCGTTCTTATAGTGTGTGGCTTCGTCTATGATTACGAGGTCGAAACCCCCCGCCGCAATGTCGTCGGCTACGATCTCTACCCCGTCATAATTTATTACAACGTAGTCAGCACCGTTAGCTATGATCTTGCGGCGTTTGTCGGGGGAGCCGTAAGCCACGTCAACAGTCCTGTGCATAGCAAACGAAAACAGGTCTGCCCTCCACGCCGAATCCATGATCGACAGCGGACAGATGATTAGCACACGGTTTATTGCCCCCTGTTCAAGCAGGAAGTCAGACGCCCATATGGCGCTAGCAGTCTTACCCGTCCCCTGCTCGTTAAAGCAGAACGCCTTACGGTGTTTGGTTAGAAACGCCGCTGTGCTTTTCTGGTGTTCAAACGGTGGGTATTTCCCCGGCCACCCGTACTTCCCTTCGATGGGGGATGGCGCGTTTATGTTCATACTTTTTAGAGTGATTGCTTCTTCTACACCCCAGTTTACCAGTACCTTGTTATCGCCAACGATCTTACTCTTAGCGATTGTGTTGGTTACTTTTCCGGGGTTTTGTAGTTTTAGAAGAAGCGCCTTGTTGTTGACGACTTGCACGTAAGTTCTCCTTAAGGGTATTATTTCTTCCGTTTACCTTTACTCAGTGCGCCTCCCGCAGCGCGGTTACGTTTTCGGCTTTGGACGGTTACTCCGTCCTTGTTGGTGCCGCCGCGTGATAGGGGCTTCTTATGCGCGATATCCTTACCCTCACGCTTATCGGCTTTGCCGTTCTTGTTGGCATCTTTACCTGTCTTGTCCATCTTACGACGCGCCCGCTGTCGTTCCATGCGATCACCGTGCTCATCACGGGACTTCTGCTGTGCGTATTCTTTTTTGTAGGGGCGTGGCTTCTTTTTGTAGGGCATCAGTTCCTCCCGTTGTGAGGGCAATCCAGAACCGCGCAGTGCTGACGACACAACCCGCTCGGTCTAGCGTTCCAAGTATCCGTCTCCAAAGCCTTCTCCATCCTAGCGTAGTCGGCTAACCACTTCTTCCACATTATAGGAGCCGCCGTACTGTCGTAGCTGTCCTTGATGAGAGCCTTGGCGATAACAAATAATAGACCTGCTTTGACCTTCTTTATCTCGGGGAAGTGTTTGAACGTGGCGAGTGCCATCAACTCAAGCTGCCCCTTATCAGCATACCTAGCTGACTTACCTGTCTTGTAGTCTACCACCCAAGCAGTATCACCGTCTAGTATGATTAAGTCCGCAATACCACGAAACCACACGTTTTCGTCAAAGAAGCCGCAGGGTTCTAGGTCTTCGGTGAGTCCTAACTTGTATTCACACAGCTTCTTACCGGGTTTGTTTTTCAGGTTAGTTAGCGCAGACTCGGCGTACTTAAACTTCTCGGGGATAGGGGTATCGTCCTTGACGAAGTTCTCGGCGGCTTCGTGGAACAGCGTCCCGTATAGCATTGCCTCGGTCTCTTTCTCGGTGTAGTCCTTGGCAATCTTCATATGGTAGAATTGCTTCGGACACTGCTCAAAGGCTTTGATTTTGCTGAAAGACCAAGGCGATACGCTGTATGTCATTTATTGGGTTTCTCTCTGTCGTTGCGAGCAAGCACATTCCAGACTTCTGCTTCCGTACAATTAA